GCTTTCGTAATTAAAACCTTCAAGGTTTAATGTCCAATAAGTTGTATTAGTGCTTCCGTTTGAATTTGCTGGATATTGGTTGGTAGCATTTGCTTTTGCTACATAGTTATTACCACCATATTGAATAGTATCACCAGTCTTATATGCTGTTCCGTGTGAATATGCTCCTAATGCTTTGAAACCTGTTGTTATAACATCCCAATAAGCATTGTCTGTAGGAGTTTGACCAGCTGCTGGTGTAGCATTAATATAAACATAAGTATAACCACCGTAACTTACAAGGTCACCGTCTTGGTAAGTTGTTCCAGCGGCATAACTATCTTCCCATTCTAAACCTTCGTTAAACACTTCAAATTTAGTGCCATCAAAATCGGTTGCATGTGATGTGTGTTGAGTTGTTGTTCTATATTGGAAAGCGCCGTATTTTACTAGGTCGTTTAATTTATAATGGGTTGAACCTGCCCAAGCACCTTTAAAATACAATCCTTCTGTATGTAATTGCCACTTGACAGCTGTTAAATCTGTATAAAAATTTGGACTTGTTGATTGTGATGTATGGTTTTCTACGCAAACATAAGTGTTACCACCATACTTAGCAATATCGTCTAAAAGATAAGCGGTGCTTGCAACCCAATCACCTCTCCATTTAAATTTAAGTCTACCTAGTTTAAAATCTGCCATTAGTTAATCCGTTTTTCCTATAATACTATTTATACTGCGTCTTGATAAGTTGTAGCTACAACAGGATATAAACTTGCTTCAGCCGTACTGAAATCATCCGTTGCTATCTCAATCAATCCTTTTCCTAAATTATCTCTTTTCACAAGGTAACCATCATCATCTATGAAAAATGTAGATTCACCTTGCTTCATTATATATTGTTGGTAAAAATCAGTTGTGTTGTTAGCATATTTCTTTTCTTTCTTACCTACAGCTATTTGTGTTCCACTAGCAGGAGCAATTTTAAAAGTTATTGTAGGTGAAGCATAAGCATATTCAACATCTAAACCTTGTTCTATATTATTCACAAATATAGTTAGTCTAGTACCATCTAAAACAATACCAGTTAAGGTAAATGCAAGTGTTGAACCATCTCCTGTAAAATATTCCGTAGCACCTGCTTGTAATGATAAAGCCTCTCTTGTATAAGATGATGTGGTTGGTAATTGCCTACTGACACTTTTATCCGAAGGAGTTCCTCCCTCCACATCAATTACATCCGTTTTATCTAAATCAACTTTTGTGTAATAAAGTAAACCTTCGGCGGTTCGTCTTATTGCATGGAACCCCCTTTTGATTTGTTGACTAACAGGAATTATATAACCAGCAGTTGCCATTTATTAACTAATCTCCAATATACTAGCGTAAACTTCAGCTGATGGAGTTGAACTATCAGCTAAAGGGTCAACCCAACATCTCAATATATCATTATTTTCCAAATTTATAGGTTTGTCTAGTACCATTGTATTGTTTGTTGTAACTTGTAAACTTTTACCAACATAATAAAAGGTTGAACCACCATCCGTGCTAACTTGTACATTTGCATTAATTACATTTGTAGAACTTAAATTAGAAACATACATAGCATGAACAACAGCTGTGACACTTCCACCTGCTGTATAAATATTTGCAGCTGCACCACTAGCTTGACCTAAAGTAGCCCCCACATTTTTAAATGTACTTGCCATTATTATCCTCCAAAAACAATACCATATGCTAAAGCGTCACCATCACTAGCAAGAACATCTCCAGATGATGTGCCATCTTTTGTTAAATTACCAGATGTTATGGCTGTGCCGGTAACATTAGGTAATGTAATTGTTCTATCAGCAGTAGGTTCTGTAACTGTCAAAGTTGTTTCATATGCATTTGCTAGATAACCTTCAAAAATTAAATTTGCACCGTCTAAAGTTACATCTGTTCCAATTACAGCTCCGTTACTTGCTATATCTCCAAGAGTAGCCGAACCTGCACCACCAACTTCTTTAACTACACCGGCAACTGTTTTACTATAAAATTTTCCATCGGTAACATTTAAGGCTATTTCTCCAGCCGTTAACTCACCAGCTGCTGGTACAGATAATGCTACTTCACTTCTCTTTGGTTTAATTACTGTAGCCATTATTTACTTGCTTTTTTAAGTTGTTTAATAAGTTTGTCTTTAGTAAGTCTTCTATCTAACTCAATACCTACTTTACGACCTATTTTTTCTAGTTCTTTTTTTGTTTTCTTTTGCAAATCTTTTAAGTCAACCTTTTTCTTTTCTGGTTCCATTGTCCAAGTTTCCTTGGAGCCTAACCATTTTGTAAGTGCTTTTAAATCTGTTTTAAATTTTTTCCAAAAACCCATTAGAATGACCCTCCGTCAATTGTTGTTACGGTTACTGCTCCTGTCGTTACCGTGAAATTATCAGAATGAAAACTAGCCACTCCAATATTTGATGTACTTGCTAATTCTCCTGCGATAGTTAACTTATTACCGCTAGCTGTAGTGTTAAGTCCTTCTCCAGCTAAAAATTCTAAAGTGCCACCAACTGCAACGGAACCTTGTGTTGAACCTTCGTCTGTAAAATATATTGGGTCGGCAAGTTTAGCAGAAGCAATATTACCTGCTAACATAGCATTTGTAATACCTAGTGCTTTAACTCTTACAGCGTCTGAAGCAACTTCAATAGATGAATCGTCAACCTCAACATCCATTGTATTACCATCTTTTGATAAAGCTGCACCTGCTGTAATTTGACCTGCGCCAGAAAATTGTGCTACATCTAAAGCAGTTGTTCCAAATGTTGGAGCACCTGTATGAGTAAACACATAACCGTTATCGCCGTTAGCTGTACCTGATTCTACGAATACAAAAGAACCACCTGTTAATTCGGCAGGTTGGTCTTCTGGAATTGCTCTTGTTAATACAAAAGCAGTTGAACCATCACCAACTGTAGTTACAACATAGATACCGTTTTGAAAAGCTGTTGATTGGTCTTTAACTAAAATTCTATCTGCAACACTTGGCGTTGCACCATCAACTGATAATGCACCATTTGAACCTGCTGTTAATGTCGCACCAACACCTGCTGTTCCATTTGCATATGTAGCTGTTAAGTTAACAGTTGTTCCATATTTACAAGATGGTTTAGTATCTAAACCTTGAGCAACTTGGTCAACATAAGCTTTGTTTGCTAATGATGTATCACTAAAACCACTTCTGTCTTCATAACCAGATGGTACAATTACTGTACCTGTTCCATGTGGCGATAAATTAATATCTTTATTGCCTGCTATCGTTGAAAATGTTTGTCCATTAATTGTTATATCATCAACAACAATTGAAGTCATGCCTGTAATGTCAGTTGTAGCAGCCGCACCTAAAGTAAGTGTCTGACCACCTAAAGATACTTGAGGATTTGCTATATTAGCATTTGTAATTCCAGCAGTACCAGATAAATTAGAATTGGTTAATGCTGTAGCCGTTACAGTTACCGTATTGTCGGTAACAGTTTGAACTAAACCACCTGTACCTGCAAAGGTAAGTGTTTCAGCTGTATTGTATTGGTCTGTTCCTGTATCACCAGCTAAATCAATATATTGATTAACTGTAGACCAATCTAAATTTGTTGAACCGTCTGTTTTTAAAAATTGTCCAGGAGTACCATCACCATCTGGTAATCTGAATGTTGTTGTGGAAGTTACTGCATTTGGAGCTTTAAGACCAATGAAAGCCGTTCCATTATCTGTGCCTTCATTAAATTTTAGTGTACCACCCACCGAGGTACTATTACCTATAATAAGTTCATTTACTGCCTTATTTGAATCTACTAATACTGCACCACTTCCTGTTAATGTACCTGCAACATGGTCCAACATATCTGTAAAATATTGACCACCTATTGGTGTTACATTATTTGCGTCACCATTACCATCTACACCGCCCTCACCAATGAATAATCTATCACCTAAATTGGCCTGTGTACCTGTTCCATAAGTTAATGCTAATTCACCTAGTTTGAGTGTGGCTGGTGCTGTAGTACCCGAACTTCTTTTTATCTGAATTACTGTTGCCATTTTCTAAAAAGCTCCTGCGTTTAG